AAGTCTTTAAGAAGATGGTAGTTCCAGGATTCAGCAAAGGACCTGTTAAGTTTGGTCGTTGGGGCAATATTGCCGGCGGCATGAAAAACGCCAAAGTTGTAGATGCTTACATCTATAGACGATACGAATACTAGAATTTCTCGGTATCTTCCTTTTATTTCCTTATAACCGAGAGAGGAAAGGGGCCCCACATGGGCCCTTTTTCATTTTAAACATATAAATAGACTTTAATAACGGAGATAACGATGAGAAACTTAGATAACGTATTTTTAAAGAAAGCTTTAGACAGGACTACGTTTAATATCGGTGAGAAAGATATGCAGTCCACTAAGTACAAGTCCGAGATTCGATATCTCTATATGCAACATATGTTTCCAAATTTTCCTGAAAGATTATTTGTGTCTCAAGTTAGCAAAAATAGTTTAAACAGAGCAATTGGTGCATTAAAAAAAGAGAACAATGCTCAGTTTCAGAATCTACTTAAGTTTCAACCTGGCGGCCTTGGACCAGGAGAAGTCTTAATGTATTTCTTAATTGATGGTGCAGCCTTAGGTGGCGCAGGATCAGCTGGTGTTGATTTAGTAGTAGGTTCAAAGAAGTATGAAATAAAAGCTGCTGTGATTAGAGCAGATGGAAGTGAAGCATACGGATATAAAACAGGTGGTACGTTTAACATTGCAGACTTAATGTCTAGATTTTCAGATCTTAAAAGAAAAGCTGGTGGAGCTGGCAGTATGACAGAGATCGGTGTTAAAGATATAGCAATGATAAAATCAAAAGGACATGAAGCAGAATATCAAAAGTTGAATGAAGACTACGCAAAAAGAGCTTATGATAATTATTTTAAAAATCATGAGATTATGTTTATAAGAAATAATCCAGGAGCCAGTATAGGAACAGTAGAAGCTCTTATGACTCCAAAATTAAAACAAATAGAAATAGAAAGAATGACTTCTGGTACAATCAAACCAACGGTGTTTTTAAAGAGATGAACTTTTCAGACTTTATAGATCTTAACGAGGCTAAGAATACTCATATGACTCATATCGAGGATCGAGTCATCTATGGTGGTGTCAATGGTACACGTGAAGCAATATTTGCTCTTAGAGATTTAAGAGATATGTTAGGTGGTGTCAAAGATGGAAGTGTGAGTGTTAAGTGGGACGGTGCACCTGCAATCTTTTGTGGTACTGATCCATCTGACGGCAAGTTCTTTGTTGCAAAGAAAGGTATCTTTAATAAAAATCCAAAGATCTACAAGACAAATAAAGACATTGATGATGATTCTGATGGTGCACTTAATAAAAAATTAAAGCTAGCACTTCAATACTTACCAGATCTTGGAATCAAAGGTGTTATTCAAGGAGATTTTTTATACGGTCCTGGTGATCTATCTAAGCAAAAAATAAAAGGAAAGAAGTATATAACCTTCCATCCAAATACTATCGTGTATGCTGTTCCAGATGATACACCCTCGGCTACGGAGATTAAAAGAGCTAAGATTGGAATAGTATGGCACACGACTTATACAGGTAATTCATTTGAAAGTATGAGAGCTTCATACGGTGTTGATGTTAAAAGACTTAGAAAGTCTCCAAACGTTTGGTCACAAGATGCTATGTTAAAAAATGTTATGAGTGCTACTATGAATAAAAAAGATACAGACATGGTGAACGAATATCTAAGTGAGATAGGACGAGTGTTTAATAGAATAGCAGGATCTACACTGAGACAGCTTGAAGCTAATAAAGACTTAGCTCAACACATCGAACAACATTCAAATACTTTTGTAAGAGCTGGTCAAATTCCGCCAGATCCTAAAAGGCGCGTAACAGCTCTAATGAGATTTATTGATACTAAATATAAAAAAGAAATTGCTTCAAGAAAAACCTCAAAAGGAAAAGCTGGACAACAAAAAAAGCTTGATGCTTTATTAGATTTCTTTTCACCACGTAACAGATCGAGCCTAGAACAAATGTTTGATCTACAAAGACTTATTGTTCTTGTAAAATTAAAACTTATAAATATACTAAACCGTCTTAATAAATTAGATACATTTGTTAAGACTAGAAATGGATTTAAAACAACAGGACAAGAAGGCTACGTAGCAATAGACAGACTTGGTGGTGATGCGGTAAAGATTGTTGATAGATTAGAATTTTCATACAACAACTTTTCGCCTAATGTATTAAAAGGATGGGACAAAGCCGGGAGATAAAAATGAGTTTACCTAAGAACTTAAAACTAACAGATTTAATTCTGAAAGAACCTGTGGACTTCAAAGCCATGGGTCAAGACGATCAGATTAAATATCAAAGACATCGCAGAAGAACCAGTTACACCGGTGGAGAGTCTGTTGCATTTACAGCTGGTTCTAATAAAAGAAACATAAATCCAGAAAACCTTACTCGAGAAGATATAAAGTTTTTAAAACAGATGTCGAAAGATGATCTGAGAGAAGCACTTACACTTATTCAAAGAATAAGACGAGGAAGGATGTTAAAAAGAATTAAAGCAAAGATACAAAGAGGAGCAAGACTTGCAAGAAGAAGAGTTGCTAGTCTGGCAACATTAACTAAAAGAGCAAGAAGAGCAGCTCGTAATCTTATTCTCAATAAAATAACTAAGGGCGTTAAAAAAGGAGATCTTCCTTTTGCACGTAGACAAGAGTTAGAAAGAAGATTAGAGAAACCCGCTATTGCAAGAAGACTAGCTACAATAGCAAAAAGATTAATACCACAAATGAGAAAAGCAGAAATTAAAAGAAAGCAATCAGCGAGGGCGAAGTCATAATGATAAAAGGTTTTAGTCAATTTTTAGTTGAAGAAGAAAAGAATGTTTTCTTCACGTTCGGCAGAATGAATCCGCCGACAATTGGTCATGGTTTACTTATTGACAAACTAGCTTCTATGTCTAATCGTAATCCTTACAGAATATACTTATCACAATCACAAGATTCTAAAAAGAACCCTTTGTCGTATAATGATAAAGTTAAATTTTCTAGAAAGATGTTTCGAAAACATGCTAGATCAATAATGATGAACAGAAAAGTTAAGTCTGTTATGGACGTCGGTACAGCATTATATGATGAAGGATTTAGAAGTATAACAATGGTAGTAGGTAGTGATAGAGTAAGAGAGTTTAAAGTATTATTAAATAATTACAATGGTAAAAAGAGTAGACACGGTTTTTATAACTTTAAAGACATTAATGTCATGTCTGCTGGTGATAGAGATCCAGATAGTGATGATGCAGCAGGCGCATCTGCCACTAAGCAAAGAAAAGCAGCAGTAGATAATGATTTTGTTAAATTTTCACAAGGTCTTCCAAAAGATTCTTCTAATAAAGATGCAAAGGCCTTGTTCAACGCAGTGAGAAAAGGAATGGGATTGAAAGAAGAAACAGATTTTAGAAACAACGTTAAACTTGATACTGTATCTGAAATTAGAGAAAAGTTTGTCAATGAAGACATTTATAATATTGGCGATCAAGTAGTAATTAAAGAAACAGATGAAGTTGCAACTATATCACATAGAGGATCAAACTACGTGATATTGGAAAAAAGTGATAATACGATAGTTCGTAAATGGCTTGATGCTGTTGAAGCACTTGACGCAAAAGGAATACAGGCTGTAGGTTGGAATGATTATAAAAAGAATTCTAAAAAGAGCATAGATCCTTCAAAGCCTGGTGAAGGAACAAATGCAAGTGCTATAAAAGCTATGAGTATTACACCAGGACAGGCTATGGCGACAATAATGCCAGGAAATAAATTAAACTTTAAAAAGTTTACTGAAGTACAAGATCCAGTTAAAATCGCCAAAGACAGAGCAGCAAGGAGAAGTGGTATTGCTGATAGAAGAAAAGCTGCAGTTGATAGAAGAAATGACGCTGCTATTGATAGAGCCATAATGGTAAAAGCAAGAATGAAGACAAGGAATAATTAAGGGAGAAAATTATGTCTAAACTAAATATATTTGAGGAGTATGCAGATCTTTTTGAAGCAGAAGATATCGATCCAAAAGAATATGATTACGAAGGAGAAATGGCAAAAGACCAATTGGTAACAATGGCTGATGCTGCATCGGAGCTACACGATATGTTAGACGATACCGAAAATCTCCCTGAATGGTGTCAGAATAAAATATCAAAAGCAACCGACTATATCGATACAGTTAGAGACTATATGCTAGCAAAAAAGACAAAAGCCGGTGGAGATGAACTTGATGATATCGAAAAAGACATGAAAGAGTATAAAGAACTTAATCCTACAAAAGCAGTTAATAAGATGGCCAATGCCTTAGCTAAGAAAGTAAAAGGTATGAAGAAGAACGAAGATAATGTCGATGAGATCTCAGTAGCTGCGAGAAACAAATATTATGACAATGCTAAGAAGGATATAGAACGTGCAAAGAGTTCAGCAGTCGGTAAGATTCTTA